CACCCCACTTTCGGAAATACCAGCAAGTGTCAATGGAATGTGTGTTCTAAAAAGTTGATGCGTACTCTGATTATAGGCCACGAATGTATTGGTCGCATCGTCCGTACCGACACCCGAAAAATCGGTCGCTAATTCAAGAGGTGTGATGTACACACCACCCGCTTTCGTCGCGTCTATTTTTTCGTTACTCGCATTTATAACGATCGAGTTATCCGCTTGATCTTCCCTACAATTTTTACCGAATCGGAGCTCCGTGGCGCCACCGATTGTACTCAAGTTCTTGGGCATTTAATATAGTACCGCATTTTAATTCGCATACATAAGACCCGCCATACCGTTATTCACCCTGAGAATATTATAGTTTACAGCATATACGGGGTCTATGATCGGTTTAGTCTCACTATGAATTTTAACAGATTCTAACCTGCTAAAATTGAGTGACCCACTGGGTTGAATGGAACTTGTGTTAAGACAAAAGGGGTACAGGAAGCAATCCGGAGACGTTACAAAATTTGTATGATAATAACTCATGATATCAACAAAGTGCGGTTTCGCCCATTTGAATGGGCTTAAATCCGTACCATTTACACTCAATTTAATCTTATTATCGATGGATGTGAGTGTACTCTCGGAGTTGGTATTCGAACCGGCTATGTACTTTACCGGATGATTAAACGTGAGTTCCTGTGTAAGTTCACCGGAAGGGATACTTTTCTGAACTTGTGTGATGAGAATGTCGTGTTGACGAGATGCCATGATTCCACGTTCTTCGTTATCCAGATAGTAATAATTCGTATACGCTTCGACGTTATAAAGTCCAGCATTCGCCCCCCAATAAATGCGTAATTCTACGTTATGGTACTGTAGAGCTACCAAGGGGATAGCAGATTGAGGACCTTCGCAGAAGAAGAAGCGAAGAGGGTAAAAGTAAGAACGAGCGCTCGAACCGGGATGAGGTCCGTTGGAACTCTTTGACACATTTTGTGCACACGTATCGATTGCAATCTTCTCGGTGAAATAAACGTCCTGCGAGTCTATGACTTGACCACCTATGAGCAATTCCACCTTGTCGATGATTGTACGCCATTTTTGAATATCTACAGCCTTCGAGTTGTCATCGACGGTGAAATATGTATAGCCGAGCATGTCACCATTACGTTCGAAGCGAATGGTGGACATAGAGTTACCTTTCACAAGTCCCTGGATTGTTTGCTTCTCGAGAGATTGTGAAAAGTTGGAATGCCTCTTAAAGGTCGAAGTGAAAAACGAGATTTCAGGTTCGCCGATGATATGTTCATCTTGTGCACCGATGGCAACCAATTGAACAATGCCGGAGGACATTTATAATACTACGAGGTAAAATTTAAACCTCTTTTAATGCCCTGGAAGGTTTTTGTTCTTACACGTGAACTTGAAAATAAAATAATTGTCGAGTGTACCGAGAAGTGTCTGACCCGTCTGGTCCCGAAGTGTGACGTCAAGCCTGGAAATTTTCCGAATGGGGGTAATATATTGTTGCATGACCGGGTACTCATCCTTGAAATTGAAGCGCCCCGACCCATCATCTAAGATGGTACCGAACGCCCTGTTAAGTGTCGAGCGCGACGACTGACCATTTGGTTCATTGGTCGCGCGCTGAGTGAATTGTGTATCTAATTCTTGAACAGAAATGGAGCACACGTTGGAGGCTGACGAGGGTCGCACTTGAGCTGCGATCAGTTTGACCTGTACGACATTCTCGAGCTCCTGCTGTAAGTGGACGGTGAACGTATTCTTGTTCGCTTGTCCGATCGTGTCAACCAAGATCGTGTGATATTCATGTTCGAGGTCGGGAATTAAAGAATTTGATGTGACAATCGCCATTTATAATAGCTTAGATTAAAACACCACCGATTCCGTCCGAAATTTCATAGCTGGCGGCGTCGCGAACCAACCCCTGGCCACCGCATATACCGACGTTGTCGACGGTGTACGCATCCGAAGTTATTTCAGGGCCCGGGAGACACTCCGACCCACGCTTGAGACCGAAAATGGACCCACCCTGACCAGCAGACGTGATCGATATCGTCTTAGGTTGGTACATGCTTCTCTTGGGCATCATCAGAGAAATGATAGTGAGGAGAAAAAGAACAGCCAGAATTACCTTGAGGGTCATACGATCGGTGTTGTTAAGTTTCATTTACTATCTACTGATATTTTTTTATAAAGTGCGTTAAAGGAAAAAGATTAGTTTCAATATAGATAGTAATGGACGGTGAAATTGTTATCGACAGAAATGACAATTCCGTCGTGAAACTCAGCGATGACGAGATGGCTATGTTCAATGAAATTCAGCTCGATTTTCCCAAACCTCAAGTGATGCGCCGAGCCCCAGAAACCGTGCAGAACACTCGACAAGTCCCTCGTTCGCAGCCTCAACAATATGTCGAAACACAGGAGGATATCGATTCATTCGCGAATCCTAATAAGACGACCGCACCCTCACCTCCCCGCCCCGAAGAACCTATAGATTACGGTGAATACGGGGATGATGAACCTCAGATGGGAAACGACGGCCCGGAATACGGAGGCGGTGGGTTCGCACCTGAGGAGGAAGCTGAGCAACCATCTCCCGGGTACAAGACGATCGATGAAGAGAAGGCGGATCTCGTGAACAAGCTCGGGCGTCTGGAAAAGAAGGGTTTCGCGATTAATAAGCGAATGAACGTGTATTCCAATGTCGAAGACTTGCGGACCGAGGTTAAGCGTATCACGTATAGCATAGACGTGGACAAGTCTGTGAAATTTTCTCGGCGTATGCTCATCGCGTGCGTCACTGGTCTGGAGTTTATGAACAAGCGATACAACCCACTCGACATCCAACTTGACGGTTGGTCGGAGAATATCATGGAAAATGTTGACGATTACGACGAGGTCTTTGAAGAACTGTACGTTAAGTATCGCACGAAGATGCACGTGGCGCCCGAAATTAAGCTGATCATGATGCTCGGTGGAAGTGCGATGATGTTTCATCTCACGAATAGTATGTTCAAGCAGGTCATGCCCAATATGAACGATGTGATGAAGCAGAACCCCGATCTCGTTCAGAACATGATGAGTGCCGTACAGACTACTATGGCGAATGGTAAGCAATCCTCGGAACCACAGAACGCGGGTGGCGGCGAAGGGCGCCACGAAATGCGCGGCCCCGGTCTTGACATTTCGAGTCTGATGGGTAACATCATGATGCCACCGACACCTGCCATGAGCACGACGACACTGAACCCGCCTCCCGTGGATGACGACGATGATGATATTTCGGATATCGTTTCCGTTCAGGGTGCGGAGACGGTCGAAGAAGAGAGTGACGTGAAGCAGGTGAAGATGCCCGCGGCGAAATCCAAGCGTGGTGGTGGGCGTAAGAAGAAGGTTGAAATTAATTTATAAACATAGAATAAATGATAGGGTACAGTCCCATTGATTTTGGTGACGAACCATCACCATCACTCCCGCGAAAAGGGGATGATGGGGGTGCGTCTAAAAAGAAACAACAGGCGCCAGCTATCATGGAGGATACCACTGAATGTAATTACGTGGTGATGTTCTTCATAGTAGGCGTGATTGCTCTCGCTGCGATGGATTCCGTTAAGAAGTAGGTATCATGAATGTACCCCGTGACCAAACATCACGTGTTACATTTTAAGCATTTTCTAAAGCCACTACGCGTTCTAATAATGACTGGTACGCCTGTTCAGATGCTGTCAGGCGTGTCTGTAAGTTTTCGGTTTTCTGTTTTTCCTGTTCCAAGTCACTCGACAATTCCTGTACAGCGCCGGTGAGTATGGGTATAATTCCGATATAATTGAGAGTTAAAGGTTTTTGTGTTTCACCACTATCGTTGTGTCTATAATCGTTAGTGTCTGGACGGTATGTATAGTTTGCACGCATTTCTTCTGAAAACTCATTGTATTCGAGTTCAGTTTTAATTATTTCAATTTCTTCGGTTTCATCACCGTTGACAAGTATGTCGAGTCCGGGTATATTTCTAACATCTTGTGCGATGAAACCATATTCATCGTTCCAATTATAGTCATTTTTTACACTTTCCCATTCATCATCTGTAGGTATCCACGTACCCACTGCGTCCTCTGGTTCGACTAACTTTTCGTATTTTAAAGGTCGGAGTTGTTTAACAATTCCCAAACAATTTATTACATCTTCCTCGTTATATTTTATTCTATCATCAGAAGGTCCGCCGACATTATTAGCAGAAACACTACCGAGGACGGCCACGCCGCCGATCGTTGTTTGGAGTTTTGTACTGCCATTATAAGCTAATCTCACGGATGAATTTCGTGTACAGAGTACCGCCCATTTGTTATCTATATCATTATAAATACCAGCTTCCGTGTAATTAGTCATGAAAACCCATTCTCCGTTTATGGAGTATCCCTTCCAACCACTGGCACCACCACCCGTTGTTTCCACTGATCCGTAGGTACCTGTTATACTACCTGTGAGAGGAAGGTTACTACCGGACGGTGCACCTGGTCCGGAAATAGACCCCCCCACATATAAATTTCCTACCGCCATACCCGCATAATTGGACGTTATAGTTTGAGAAGTGTTTTGTGGGTTTGTTTCCGTTTGGTATGTCACGGATTGACCCTGACCAACCGGACAGAGAAGACGTAACCATCCATCATTACCCGGTGCAAATGTATACATGTCACCGTCGGACGGTATGGCACTAGTCAAAGCAGTTGCAGTATTTCCGTCAAAAGTACCCGATGTCCCCCACATAGCCGATGATCCAGCAATTAATCGGAGACCTGCCTGTACCCGCGAATTTGAAGTCCCGGTACGTATGGAGACGAGTTGTCTCGGCTCAGCTGCAAGAGGATTAGTCTCGTATGTCATACCACGTTCACCACCGAAAGGATTATTCATATCCGTGATAGATACACATGGAGATTCGCGGTATTTTTGGTTTCCTTGTTGTGATTGTGGCGACTGTATTTGAAATTCAATTTTAGGTGCTTTTATACGTACACGATCTCCGAAAAAATCGCGTTTGTTCCAATCAGCATCACTGACCGTGTCACCATAGGGTGTATGAAGTTCACTGTAGAATTTCGAAATCAAAAGTTCGTTGTCGTGTTTGTAACCCGTAGCCGATGTCGAACCAGTATACACAGCGTCGTGTGTACCTAACCACCTCGATTCTATAGTGGTAGCTGCTTCCGTCGTGTTTTCACCTTTTCGGCCACCAAATTTTATACGTGCGTGGTCGACAGACCCACCCGAAGACCCCACGGTTAAATTATCACATTTTACGTACCCTTCAAATAAACTATTCCCACGAAACACACTTGTTAACGTGTAGCGATATATAATTATCTGACCCCGCCCCTTACCGTTACTCGTCGATGGTTCTGTATTGCTACCATTAAACAAATTTCTCCCAAACCCCTCCGGGTATGCCGGGTGTGCAATCACACAGCTGGCACCGTTATGTGCAGCGCTTCTATACCCACTCAAATATCCGAAACCCGTAATAATGTTCGGGATATGTGCAACCGTACCAAAATCGGTCGTGGAAGGTCCAGCTCCCGTGCCACCGGTACGTACTATTGGACCTGCGGGGTAAAACGTCGTACCCGAGAAATCGTATGGGATGATTGCGTATGAACTTTCGCGACTTCCAACGAACAAACGTGACCCATCTTCACTCATAGATATGTTCCATGAAGCCCATGTTTGATTTTCTCTCACGAATGACCATGGTCCACCTAACGAAGGTGTATATTCAGTATCTCGGACTGCCATGGGTTCATCGTACGAATCTGAATCTTCGTTAAAGATAAAATACCGTGTATCACCGTGAGCTACTTGAAGATCATAACTTACATCCTTATACCCCGGGGATCCAGCGGAAACGCGTTTCCCATCGACTGATATAGCAACAGACTTACCAAACCCCGGAAAAGATGAATATATACAATCCCAATTTTGTAGATACGTATACCCATCTGGGTTACGCCCCTTTATATCCGATCCAACCTGTGTAACGCCACTCGACCAACTACCCCCTTCTGGACACCTGAGTACGCGTATGTTCCCAACCTGGAAATTTGGGAATGTAAACCCGTCGGCTATATTATTTGCATTTGTCCCGTATGGTGATCTGTCGTAATGGTGAATATTACCATTACTATCCGGATACCTGAGCGCGTTCGTGCCTGTGAGGGGATACCGATACGCCGAATACGGGTGGGATGCGGAAACGCAACCGGAATTCCCGGCAAATTGTGCATTACACGAATATGATGTGGAACCCGTATAATGAGGCCCGGTCGTTGATGTCATGTGTTCACCTAAGTTATGTGAAACTGGTCCAGGGGTTGTTGTTCCGGCTTGTGTACTCGATTGAATTTCTGCGATTTCAGTTCCGGGTGCACCGACGACGATGTGGTTTCCGAAACCGGACATTTTGACTGAATACCCAAACCCATTGAATTTAGAATATAGTGTTATACGCGCTGACCCACCCTGATTTACAGGTACATCATTAACTATACCCGCACCAGTATTTACATACACTTGTACGAATTGACCACTCACATCTCGTTCATAAACGTAAATTTGACCCCCATTGTAAGCAGGTGCGCCGACAACGAAACGATCCGCTCGATCACCCGCTATAGAAACGCAGTGTCCAAAACTTACCTGTCCTACAATTGTCTGCGTGAGAGTAAATTGACCATTACCACCGATATCGTATACGTATACGCGGTTTATTTTTGGTGCACCCACTATGATCCGTGTTCCATCATAATCCATCGAAACGGATTCACCGAACCAACCACCGGCACTGGGTCCGTTTATTTGTTGGAGGGACGTCCATGTGGAGGAGGACTCTGACCAATCGTAAATCTGAATGTATCCCTGACCATTATTCCAATTAGGGCCACCTGCTACGACACGCTCCCCTTCGAAGTCTGTATCGACACCTCGACCGAATTGCGAAAATTCGTCTCTACCCGATATACTACCGTAATGTTGATCACCGGCCGTGAACTCATCTGGATTCCATGAGTCTGCACCATCAACACCACCGTCACCACTTTGAATAGCATAACCATATGACGTGTTAGGACTTGTCACCGTATATCCCGTACTCATGTCTATTATGATAATACATTATAAAACTTATAATACTATTCCACCCTGCCTGGGGCGTTCCGCCCTGATATCTATATTTTTCACAGTAAAGAAGTTCGCTCGAACCTCATATGACTCCACCAAATCTATCGCGCGTAAAGATCTTGACACGTACACATTTCCAGAGACTTGAATTTTGTCATCCCCTGTATCGTGTATGTGTACACTAGAACCAACCTGAAAAGTTGCTGTTGGATCATTGGTCCCGACACCCACGTTACCTGCGGTATAATACAGTTTTCCGTTAGACTCTTGCCACAGGGAACTAATTGGTGGGTTTACCCAACCAGGTGTACTCCCGGCTACAGACAATAATTGATTCGCCGATCCGATGGGAAGTCTCGTGAGTGTATTTGTATTATTGGCAAAAATGATATCACCCGTCGTAAAACCCGTAATACCACCCGAACTACTCACGATCTTATTATCTTCTATGTCTTGAATTCGAGACACGTTAGATGACACGTATGTTTCGAGAAGCCCGATACGTGTAACATTCGAGGCTAAATTAGACCATATGTTGATGTTAGAAGCTTCGAGATTCGAGACGCGTAGGGCGTTGGATGTCAAATCACTACTTAAAGCAACACCATCGAGAGTTGTACCGTCACCATAAAACTTTTGAGCTGTCACGTTTCCAGTGACGAGAACGTTCCCGGAAGCATTAAAGGATGTTACTGTGTTGAGGAAACTTACTTCATTCGTCGTCGTCGGCCCGTTCGTCGTGACTTGTTGTAAGTTACCAACTTGTCCACCCGATAAGGTAATAGCTTGCCATCCCAGTTGACCGGGGCCTATGACCGTCAATACGTGACCCGTCGTCGCGCCTATATTTAAATTTTCAGCTTCTACGAGTGCGTCCGCGTAAATAATGTCACCGGGCGCTTCGAGTATTGAACTCAAGTCTGCACCACCACCCCCGACGGTGTATTTTGGTGTGGCCCTACCGACTGAACACAGGGTCATCTTATATATGTATGAGACATTTTCCGAGTGGGAAGTCCTCCGGTTCATTTTTCTGGTCTGGGATGTTAAAACCACCTTGTCTGTACACTCTCAACCTTTTGTTGTACATCGCGTAGAACACAGACCAGTGATCCAAAATATCATAAATGTGTGGGTTGTTTTTCTTCCCGACAGTCTCTCGCATAATACGTCCGATAGATTGGACGATATCGGATTTGGGGGTCGCGAGAATCACTGTATCGAGACTGGGGATGTCGAGTCCTTCGTGCGCTTGACTGAACGTCGCGAATATGATTTGTTTTTTACTGGATTCTGCAAGATCAGCCTCTTTCATACCGCCCATGTATAACCCCGAAGTTGTTTTAAATTTAGAATGAAGAAATTCACAGTGAAATCGACGATCGCTTAAAACTAAAATTTGTCGAGTCGTTTTAGCGAGTTTTTTTATTGTCGATAAAATCATAATATTTCTTTCCGGTATTTCAGTCAACTCGGTGATCATCGTCGCCAATGATAATTTACCGAATCGTGTACACGGCGGTGGATCCTCGAAACGTTTACACGAAAATTCAAGTGGAAAAACGTTCACTTGTGCCTGATTTTCTCGCTCTACCGCGAAAAATGTAGGCCCCATGAACCAGTGTAGCACTTTAGTAAGACCATCTTTACGGTTAGGTGTGGCCGACAATCCGAATACATGTTTTGGACACAGTTTAAACAGGGATTGGGAAAAAACCTTTGCACATATATGATGTGCTTCATCCACGATGAGTGTTCCTATACTGTCAAAATCTTCGTATGAATATTCTTTCAAAGAAAGGGACTGAAGCATAGCGATCACGAAATCGCAGTTTGTTTCTTTTTTATTCTGTTGCACGACACCGATCGTCGCACCCGGACAAAACTGTTGAATACGTTCTTTCCATTGATTCGCCAAAAATTCTTTGTGTACGATGATCATGGTTCTGTATCCAAGTTTACACGCAATAGCCAATGATACAGTCGTCTTACCGAATCCACACGGAAGTGACAAAATACCATGACCGGCTTCTATAGCTTTTGAGAGTGCGACGTTCTGAAATGTTTCATCGCGCAACTTACCCTTGAAAGGGATATTCATCTTATGAGGTTCGGGTCTCGTATCCTTCTCTGGGATTCCGAACCGTTCTTCGGCGTAAAAGCGGGGTACGCATATACCACTCTTCGCTTTTCGAAACACCTTAAACGACGGGGGTGCTACACCAAAATCTGCATTAACGATGGGACGTACCGTTAACGCATGTTTCGTCTCTTGCGTATCCGGTACTATGTACCCTGTTCTCGTGAGGGTCATGTAGTAACGGAGTCTATTAGCTTTATATATGTCATTTTCCACGTGTACCCGCTGTAGTCGCCGACGAACCATCGTCCCATAAATATCATGTCTAAGCTTACCGTATCCCCACGTTTGAGTGATTGAACTGGGGCACCTTCAAAACGACACATAACACGATTGTATCTATAGGGCACTTTGATGGTCAATACATTACCCGTGAGTGGATTGTCAATATGTTTCGCGTCGAGTGGCTGTTTTGACTGCATGTACTGAACTCGTCGAGCGAGTGAGTCGTCGAGTGTAACGCGCAAGTACCATTTTCCGTTGTGTTCAAACATGGGTTCATAAACGGTACCGTTGACGATCATCGCATATATATCATTAGAAGAATTAAAACTATAACTACGATTAGAATATCCGTGACCAGTATCGGCTTCAAGGGTTTCCGAGTACCGAACTTTTTATTACAAAAAGAACGACCGACTTCTATCGCGGCTTCTATGCTCGAATATGGTGTATGTCTTTCGGACATCATACCACACAACGCCACGTTTGATGATTTTCCAAAAAATGGAACTTGGCCGTTTACGCTGAGAACACCAGACGATTGAGTAAATTCCCATCTACGACCGTTCCAGTAAGATCCCCATGCGATGCGAACGCCGTCCGGTTCACGAATCCCCAAGTTGGATAATTGTTCAACCACTTGTTTTTTTATCTGATCCGGTGGAGTAGTCATGATTTCTTCGGTCAAGTCACACATTACACACGCTACGGTATTTGAACCTTCCAACTTTTCGGGAATGAGACTCCATTTCGTGTTCATGGCGATGTATTGTTCCTTGGGTAGTATGATACGCGAGTCATAGTCGAGCATGACGGTCAAACTTCCGTATGTACTCGCGAACATCTTTTCCCGCGCACCTTTCCAATTACTACCCACGAGTTTAAGAGCACTCGAGTTGTCAACGCACAGCACCAACAAACCGTCGTTTATCACAGTACCATCCGTGAACGTACCGACGTACCCATGGTCGTAATACTCTATGTTTTTCATCGTTTTTTCGCTAATAAATTTCACACCGCGTTTCTCGAGTGCGCGAAACATGGCATCGTTCATTTTGGTACCTGACCCTCGTTGCGTATACATCTTCGATAACCCGATATGATTCGCGTTTTGAATAAATTCGTACGCTGTCATGACGTCCCATCCGACACCGTCCATCACGTACGTGATCGTCTCCATAAACTTTTTGCCATGAGACGAGAGTGTACCCACACTTTCCTTGACAGTTTTGCGTTTATACTCAGACGGAAACAGTAACACACGTGTCGCGAGTGAAGCTAAAGATGCGTAGTCGACCGGCTTCAAACGTTTGTCCTTCGTCTTGACGTATTCGTGTTTCTCTTGGACGAATAGTTCGTTCCATGTGATATCCATCTCCCTGAATAGACTTTGTGTGTTTACGAACGCTTTGTCGAACAGGGCTCGGTGAGCGTGCACATCACGTTTTTCTCCAGGTGGTTCCCACCATGACCCACCGACCGAAGGCTTTTTATCGTATAAGATGACTTCATGGTCTGTAAACCTTGAAAGTTCCCAAGCGACCGAAATCCCCGTGGGACCCGAACCTAAGATGTGCACTTTCATGTTAATTTAAAACAATATTATATTGTAAGAATGGCACTGTGTTTAGGTGTAAACACCGCCACGACATCTTCCAGGAAATTGAAAACCTGGAAATTTGCTGGAAAATTTATATGGAAAAATGCTACTGTACAGAATAAATCGGAACTCGGTCGTTGGACGAAGAATGAACTCCTGGACCTTGGACCAACCTTTGTAAAATTAGGTCAAATCGCTTCGACGAGAGGGGACCTCTACCCACCCGAATTTACAAAAGAGTTGGAATCTCTTCAAGACGACGTCCCTCCCGTGGAATTCGATAGCGGTGTAAATTATGATATTTTCAAGGAATTTGACCCTGTACCATTTAAATCTGCGAGTATCGGTCAGGTCCATATGGCCGTACTCCAAAACGGTCAAAAAGTTGTTGTAAAATTAAAACGTCCGGGTATCCTCGATATCATGAAGGAAGATACCGATACCATTCGCGACATTGTACATTTCTTAGAACGAGTTGGATTTGACACGGGAAACGGTTCGGGATCGGTCCTT